GATAAAGAGCTAAAAGCTCTGGGGTAAGTGGGAAATAGTTTCGATGGCTCACGGGCTGGTATGAACAGGAGTGGGAAATGGATGAAGATTATGATGTAGTGACTGACGTTCTAAAGAAGCATCTTAATGTTCTTTTGGAAATGATTAACTCCAATGCAGAGCAAGGTATGTTTAATGGAATGGATCAAATCAGACTGGATCAGATAAATCAGCTAGACCGAGCGATAAGGATGTGGAGAGATGGAAAAGACATTTAACTTGGATGACTTCTCAGTACGGTTTAAGTTTGACCTAGATAGACCGTATGAGGGCATTAAGGCGTTCTGGGAGCCTCGTATACCTAACGAGGCAGAGATGCATCATCTGCTTCCTCTGTACATGGACGTTAGGACGAAGTATGTTGTATCGTTGATAGTGCAACACCCAAGCGTAATAGACGGACTTACATCTAACTGGAGTGCGACATGAAACAAAGTGAGTGTGAAACATGACATGGACCGTAGAGCTTCATATACACAACCTCACTGAGTACAACATAGACGTTGTTAACAACGATGTAGGTGTTGTTGGGGTAATACCTCCTCAAGGCAACTTCAATTGGTCCACTCAAGACCCTAACAATGCTGACGCATTGAGGTTCTGGATAATTCCTAATGAGTTCTACATGCAGGGTGGGGTTAACTTTGGACCAGATGCAGGGGTCTATATAGACAGGGGCTGGATGGAAGACCAGAGTATAGAATTGACCGGTGATGTTAATGGTCATCAGTTTGTCCAGAATGGGAATGGAGGGGCAGAGATAGTTCCTTGGAACGGCTTTGAGGGTGGCGGGACTATCAACATGGTCTTTACCTCAGTTTGAGCTATCCGTTTATAACTGACGCTATAGAACCCTTTGCCTGTGTAGAGGTGTTCTCTCCTGAAGAATGTAAGGAGATCATTCAAATAGGGCAGAAGGACTTAAAAGAGGCGTTGGTATTGGCTGCTAATGGAGAGTCTGAGTCTCATGAGATTAGAGAATGCCTTACAAGTTTCATTTCTCCCTCTAGGGGAGAATGGGTCTATAAGAGGCTAAGTTCTGCGGCTCAGGGGCTTAATGATAGGTTCTTTGGGTTCGATCTGTTTGGCTTCGCCGAAGATCTCCAGTTCACCCAGTACGAGGTAGGTGGTAGATATGATACCCATATGGACTGCATCTATCATGGGCGCATCAGGAAGCTCTCCATCTCCGTCCAGCTTGGTGAGGACTATGAAGGTGGTAACTTAGTGGTTAATTATGGGTCTGACCTAGTCATGCCCAAGACAACGGGGATGGCAATAGCCTTTCCTAGCACCGCTCTACACAGCGTACAGCCAGTAACAAAAGGCACAAGGTACAGCCTAGTAGGATGGATAACAGGACCAAGATTCAAATGACAAACAAGCAGCTAGAGATTCTAGAGTTCGTCCAGTCCTTTATAAAGACCAAGGGCTTTGCTCCATCCCTGCAGGATATCGCATCTGGTCTGGGACTGAAGTCTAGGTCAAATATCCACAGACATATCCACATCCTAGAGCAAGAGGGGCGAATTAACATGAAGCCCCATAAGTTCAGGACTATCCGAATTGCCCCGTCATTGGACGAGATGTTGTCTATATGAAACGCAGTGAGTGTGGAACATGAGCGACCTCCTGACCAGAGAAGAGATCACTGGTTACCTGAGTATCCTTGATACCCTGCCTGCTGGTTCCCCGGACATAGAGAAGATAGATCAGCTATTCAAGGCAGATAAGAAAGAACGCTGCAGGCAGAACTTCCTGCCCTTTGTCCGCCAGATGTGGGGAGCATTCATCCCCGGCAAGCATCATCAGATCATGGCAGATGCCTTTGAAAGAGTCGCAAGAGGAGAACTCAAGCGGCTGATCATCAACATGCCGCCTCGTCATACAAAGTCTGAATTTGCTTCCTTTCTATTTCCTTCTTGGTTTCTGGGTTTGTACCCAGAAAAGAAGATCATCCAAACAGCCCATACCGCAGAACTCGCCGTGGGGTTTGGTCGGAAGGTCAGAAACTTGGTAGGGTCTGCTGATTATCAAGAGGTCTTCTCGACCAAGCTCCAGTCGGACAGCAAAGCAGCCGGTCGCTGGAATACAAACAAAGGCGGGGATTATTTTGCTATTGGGGTTGGGGGTGCGGTAACAGGTAAAGGGGCAGATGTCCTTATCATCGATGACCCTCATTCAGAACAGGAAGCAATGCAAGGAACCCCGCAGGTGTATGATCGGGTATTCGAGTGGTATTCATCCGGTCCTAGACAGCGCCTGCAGCCCGGGGGGGCAATAGTGATCGTCATGTGTATGGTTGGAAGCACCCGTGTGCTTCTATCTGACGGGACAGAAAAGCCATTACGGGATATTTGTATTGGGGATTTGGTAGCAACCTATGAAGATGGAGTACTTGCCACAGCCAAGATAAACAATTGGCAGTCAAGTGGTATTGATTCCATATATACAGTAAAAACGCAATCTGGCAGAATACTTCAAGCAAACGCGAGGCATCCGTTTCTTGTTGATTTTTCTGGAGGGCGCAAATGGATTCAACTGAAAGACCTAAAGCCGAATATGTCGCTTGTAGCATTGAAGGCTGCAACAGACCCGCTAGATCTCAAACAATACCCGGACTCTGCTCTGCTTGCCAAGCAAGAAGAAGTTACCATAAGAAGAACCCGGAAGCCCCGTACCGTCCAATCGGGCATCATGGGAAATGGAAAGGAAAAGACTGCTGGCACTGCAATTCCCACCCTGCTAAAGCCAAAGGATTATGTGGTTACTGCTATTCAAAGCAGTACCCTCCAGAAAAGCCAACGCCAGAGAAAAACAGAGCGCGGCGCATTAAGCATAGGTACGGAATTACAGGTGAGGAGTATGACCGCATGGTTGCGGAGCGCGGCAACCTGTGCGATGTCTGTGGGGAGCCACCTTCTACAAAAAATACAAGGGCGCATTGGAACGGTAAGCTATGTATCGACCATGACCATGCCACCGGAGTTGTCAGAGGATTGCTCTGCAATGACTGCAACCTTGCCGTTGGATATGGCAAAACACCAGAAAAATTACAACGAGCCGCTGAATACCTACAGCGTCATTCTGGATAAGATAACCAGCATAACGCCTTCTGGAGAAGAAGAGGTTTTTGATGTCGAGGTAGATAGGACTGAGAATTTCATTGCAAATGGGGTTGTTAGCCATAATACTAGGTGGTCTAAGAGAGACTTAACAGGTCAGATCCTTAACAACGCCATTAAGAGAGACTTGGAAGACTGGGAGGTTATAGAGCTACCCGCCCTGCTTCCTAGCGGCAAGCCCTTGTGGGCTGAGTTCTGGAAGCAAACAGAACTAGAGGCTATCAAGGCAGAACTCCCAGTAGCTAAGTGGGAAGCGCAGTACCAGCAGAACCCCACCTCAGAGGGTGGGGCTATCATCAAGCGGGAGATGTGGAAGATCTGGGATAGAGAGAAACCCCCAGAGGTTGACTACATTATCCAGTCTTGGGATACCGCATTCGAGAAAACCAACAGGGCAGATTATTCCGCATGTACAACATGGGGAGTCTTCTATAGGGAAATAGACGGAATTGAACAAGCTAATATTATCGTGCTTGATGCGTTTAAAGAGCGCATGGAGTTCCCAGAACTCAAGCGTACAGCCTATGATCTGTGGAAAGAATGGAACCCTGACACCCTCTTGGTGGAGAAGAAAGCAGCGGGTGCGCCGTTAATATATGAGCTGAGAAAGGCAGGTCTGCCTGTTTCGGAATATACACCGGGGAAAGGGTCAGATAAGATAGCGCGTGTAAACGCAGTGTCAGATCTATTTGCGTCAGGAATGGTATGGCGACCAGATACAAGATGGGCAGATGAATTGGTAGAGGAGGTGGCTTCCTTTCCTAATGGGGACCATGATGACTTGGTTGATTCAACCACCCAAGCATTGCTCAGATTTAGACGAGGCGGCTTTATTCATCTCTCCTCAGATGAGGAAGATAAAATGTTTATTCCAAAGAAGGCAGCGTATTACTAAGTGGGTAAAAATATCTCTAGAACCAAAAGACCTCTTGGACATAGGGACGGTCAGAGGGTATCTATTGTGGCATCTTTATGGAATAAAAAGATTCCTAGAAGACCCAGCAAAATGGTTACGCAGACAACAGAAGCTAAGAAGGACAAATAAGTATTTATTAGAACTGGCAAAGCAGAAAATGCCAATGTATGACCCTCCGTCTACAGACGAAGTTAAAGACTTTATCCACCAGTCAAAAAATAGGAAGATAAATCATGGCGATTAGTAAATCATTATATAACCTGCCGGTAGGACTAGACTCTACAGAAGAAGAGGCTGTTGAGTATGAGTTACCAGTAGAAGATGATGGCAGTGTTATTGTAGAAATTAATGTTGAATCATTCGATGACAATCTTGCAGAGGTAATTCCAGAGGCAGATCTGGAATCTATTTCGTCAGAAATATTAGACGACATTCGTACAGACGTTAGCTCCAGAAAAGAATGGGAAAGAACATATAAAGAAGGTCTAGAGCTATTGGGATTGAAGATAGAAGACCGTACAGAGCCTTGGGATGGGGCTTGTGGCGTGTTTCATCCAATCTTAGCAGAGTCTGTAGTTAAGTTTCAGTCAGAGACAATTATCGAGACATTCCCTGCGTCAGGTCCAGTAAAGACAAAGATTATTGGAATGGTCACCGCTGAGAAAGAAGAGGCTGCTGCTCGTGTTGCTGAAGACATGAACTATGAATTAACTGAGAATATGGTTGAGTATCGCCAAGAGCATGAAAGGCTTCTCTGGAACCTGCCAATTTCAGGATCGGCATTTAAGAAAGTCTATTATGACCCAAGTCTCTGCCGTCAGGTTTCGATGTTTGTCCCAGCAGAGGACGTAATCGTCCCTTATGGCGCGTCTGATTTGTTCTCCTCGCCAAGGGTCACGCATAGAATGCGTAAGACCCCGAACCTCATCCGTAAATTAATGGTTGCTGGTTTCTATCGGGACATAGAGTTAGGTGACCCCGATACAACCGTTACAGAAATAGAAAAGAAGAAGGATGATGAGGTTGGCGTTAACATTATTGATGATGATCGCCAGCTTATCTATGAAGTGCATCTTGATTATGATATGCCGGGGTATGAAGACCCCGATGGAATCGCTCTGCCTTATGTTGTCACCATCGTTTCCTCCGGTGAGATTCTATCTATCCGCAGAAACTACCTAGAAGATGACAAGCTACGCGAAAAGCGTATGCATTTTGTCCATTATCCCTATATTCCCGGCTTTGGCTTCTATGGATTTGGATTAATCCATCTTGTTGGTGGATTTGCTAAGTCTGCCACCTCAATTCTGCGTCAATTGGTAGATGCTGGGACATTATCCAACCTTCCGGGTGGATTTAAGTCCAAAGACCTGCGTGTTAAGGGTGACGACACCCCCATAGCACCGGGAGAATGGCGAGATGTGGACGTAACTGGGATGACAATCAAGGATTCAATCATTCCTCTGCCATATAAAGAGCCTTCAGCTACCCTTTATCAGCTTTTACAGACCATCGTAGAAGAAGGGAGAAAGTTTGCTTCAGTTGCAGACCTGAAAGTAGGAGATATGTCAGCTCAAGCCCCTGTTGGGACGACCCTAGCGATCCTAGAGCGGACGCTAAAGGTCATGAGCGCAGTCCAAGCCCGTGTTCATGCAGCAATGAAGCAAGAGTTTAAACTCCTAGCAGGCATTGTTCGGGATTACACCCCTGAAGACTATGCCTATGAAGTGGATGTCTCTGCAGATAACGCAAGAAAGGCTAAGAAACAGGATTACGACATAGTCGAAATCATCCCTGTATCAGACCCTAACGCATCAAC